GAAACAGCGAAGAACTGCTGAGTCTGAGCGTAGAAATCCACTGACTCGCCTGGAATTAGAGGGTACGGGCTGAGTCCCTCGCCAGCTTCCCCGAGAGATGCCTTCCGCGCTTCTTGGCGCAACTCCTCGACTTTCTTCCCAACCACTCCGCTCGCAACTCCATCGATAATCCGGCCCCGAGCGCCGCAATTTTCGGCGACTGATTTGCCTATGTTGGTCGCTGTTATTTTGCACCGAATGACGAACGATGGTCCGACAATTTCTGCTTTTTCGACTTCGCAATCGACCTTGATCCATGGGCGTTGAGAGTTCTCGGTCCATTGGTTCTGGCGGTCCATCACTCCCGTAGCCCTGGCTGTCTCAGTCGTCAGCAGGCGCGTTTCTCTGAAGGTCTGCCAAATGAGGTATATGCCGATTGCGCTCAGGGCTACGCCAAAAACCGCCACTGCGCCCATCACCCACGTCCAAAGAGCGGTGATGAGTTGGCTACTTAAGTTCTGTCTAGAACGTTGCTCCTCACGAGCTGCTTGTTCGATCTCACGCCGACACCTGGCATACCCAGGGCCGGAACGGCATTCGCGAGCGATGTGGCTTGCTGTTGAGCTTTCGAGGGCAGTCGTTTGGAACCGGGCTTCGCTTCGGTAAACCAAGGTCTGGATGCTCAGCAAAGCCACGATCAGGCTGGCAGCGATGATCAAGTACCAAGGCCAAGACCAAGGACCAACTCGATCTCGCTGACGCTTCTCAACCTCTTCCATCTTGCAACATCATCAGCCTGACGCTTCCCCTGGCGATCTCTTCCTTGAAGTTCTGCCGGAAGTCTACACTCGCTTGGTGTGGCAAAGAAGATGGTTTGATTTTGCCCGCCCGACCGGCAGGCCTTTTCTTATCCGCCGAAGTTTGGCACTCAGGATTCGCGGCGGCGCCGATCTATCCGGCCGTCGCTATCCCCCGACAATCGAGCGCCGCCCGACTTCGCGGGCATAACATGGCCCCTCGCGCCCTGCCATTGAGGCGGGGTGACGACGCAGACCTCATCCCTTGCCCTGTGCTCAGCGAGCCAGCTTCCGGCCACCATGCCGGAGGATGGCAGCGAGTGGCTGCACCTCCTGCCCGGCGGCGGCGAGGTGCACACCGCGGACGGGCGCGGGCCTTACCTGGTCGATGATTATCAGGATCTCGCGGAACGCAGCCTGCTCGAAGGCGACAGCCTGGTGCTCGACGAGTGCCATTCGACCGATCTTGCCGCCCCGCGCGGCGAGCCCGCCCCGGCGCGCGGCTGGATCAACCGGCTCGAAGCGCGCGCGAACGGGATCTGGGGCCTCGTGCAATGGACCGAGACCGGCAAGCAGCTGCGCGCCGACAAGGCCTATCGCGGCATCAGCCCGGTGATCGCCCACGACCGCGACAAGCGCATTCTTGCGATCCGGCGCGCGAGCCTCGTCAATCAACCGAACCTGAAGGGGCTCGAAGCCCTGCATGCTGAAGGAAACCCCATGGAGATGATGAAGAAGATCGCCGAGGCACTGGGCCTGGGCGAGGACGCCGACGAGGAGATGATCCTCGCCGCCATCCACAAGATGAAGAAGGGCGGTGGCGCCGACGCCGACAAGGAAGCGATGCAAAGCGCTCTCACTGATGCGCTCGCTCCGATCGGCCAGGCGCTGGCGCTCCAGGGCGAGGTCACGACCGACGCGATCGTCGAGCGGATCGGCGCGCTCCAGGCAGATGGCGACGACAATGCGATCACGGTTCTGCAGTCCGAGCTCACCGCCACCACCACCAAGCTCAACGCGCTGCAGGAAGGTATCGCGCTCCAGGCTGCCACCGCTTTCGTCGACCAGGCGATCGCTGAGGGCCGCGTCGGCGTGAAGCCGCTGCGCGAGCGCTACATCGCCATGCACCAGAAGGACCCGGAAGGGACCGAGGAGCTGATCGGCGCCATGGCCAAGGTCGCCGGCACCGCGCTTCACCAGGAGCGCAGCGGGCCCAAGCCCTCGGCTGACATCACCGAGGCCGATCAGAGCGTCATCGCGCTGATGGGTCTCGATCCCAAGGCGTTCAAGGCGGCCCGTATGGCCGAGCTTGGCATTGAAGAGGAGGCAGCCTGATGGCCCTTTCCGCAGACCGCAACACGCCCCTTATCGAGGGTCATCTGAAGAGCGGCGCCGCTGATGCGGTGCTGATCTATGCCGGCGCGCTCGTCATGCGCAACGCTGCTGGCAACATCACCAAGGGTGCGACCGCGACCGGCTCGGTCGGCGCCGGGCGCGCTGAAGAGCGGGTCGACAATTCGGGCGGCAATGCGGGCGATCTCACGGTCACCTTCCGGCCCGGGATCTTCCGCTTCAACAACTCTGCCTCGACCGACGCGATCACCAAGGCCGAGATCGGCGATATCTGCTTCATCGTCGATGACGAGACCGTCGCCAAGACCGATGGCAGCGCCGCGCGCTCGCCCGCCGGCTTCGTCGAGGATGTGGACGCCCAGGGCGTCTGGGTCCGCTTCGATGAGGCGCTCACCCGCACCTATGTCGACGGCATCACGCTGCCCGAAGGCGCCTGATCGGGCGCGAGAGAAGGACTAGACACTCATGATCATCAACAGTGCCAACCTCACCGCGCTGCGCACCGGCTACAGCGCCGCCTATCAGCGCGGCATTCAGGGCATGGCTGCGCGCCAGGCCGAACGGATCGCCACGCGCGTGCCCTCCAGCCAGAAGGAACAGACCTATGGCTGGCTGGGCGAGTTGCCCGATGTGCGCGAATGGATCGGCGACCGCGTCATCCAGAACCTCTCCGAGAGCGATTACACGATCAAGGAGAAGAAGTTCGAGCTCACGCTGGGTGTCGATCGCGACGATATCGAGACCGACAATCTCGGCCATTATGCCATGCGCTTCGAGCAGATGGGGCGCTCGACCGTCGCCAAGCCCGAGCAGCTGATCTGGGGCCTGCTTGCTGCGGGCTTCACGACCGAGTGCTACGACGGCCAGTACTTCTTCGACGCCGATCACCCGGTGCTCGATGCGGCCGGCGAGCCCCAGTCGGTGTCGAACACCGGCGGCGGCTCGGGCACGCCGTGGTTCCTGATGGACGTCAGCCAGGTGATCAAGCCGATCATCCTGCAGGTGCGCAAGGAATTCGAGTTCGTCTCCAAGGACCGCTCGGATGACGAGAACACCTTCATGCGCAACGAATACCTCTACGGTGCCGATGCGCGCATGAACGTGGGCTACGGCTTCTGGCAGTTTGCCTATGGCTCCAAGCAGACGCTCGACGCGTCCGCCTATGCCGCGGGGCGCTCCGCGCTGATGGGCATGAAGGGCGATTATGGCCGTCCGCTCGGCATCATGCCGAACCTGCTCGTCGTGCCCCCCAGCCTCGAAAGCGCGGGCCGCAAGCTGCTCAACAGCGAGCTCGCGAGCGGCGGGGAGACCAACGAGTGGAAGGACACCGCCGAGCTGCTCGTGGTGCCCTGGCTCGCCTAAGCGATCACCCGAGGCTGGCCGGTCAAGCTCCCCGGCCAGCCTCACCCGCTTTTTCCGTTCCACGATCAGAAGAGTACGTCATGGCCCGCAAACCCACTGCCGCTAAGGCCCCTGAGGGCAAGACCGAAGGGTCTGCCGCCGAAACCGCGAAGGCGCCCGAAGGCAGCAAGTCCGGGGTCGAACAGTCGAAGCCCGGCTCAAAGGCTGGCGCTGCCGAGCCGCCCGTCCTGGTCGTTATCGGCCCGAAGG